TACCCCTTAAGTTTTACTTGCTACTACTGTGTTAGTTGGAGTGTTTTTTATACCTGATATCTCAGCCCCTGCTTGACCTTTAGTTAGGTCAAGGTTGTCTAACTCTTTTGATTTAGCCATCAGCGCCTCTATGTATGCTTGACCAGCAGCTCTTGCACTAGCATCGGTGCTATTTAAAAGATTAACAGCCGAGGCCATATTGCTGTTGTACTGCGTTTCAATAGCTGCTAAACCTTGTGCTCCGGTAAGGCCTGTTTGGTAAGCGTTAATTGAGGTAGTAAGCGCATCTAACCCATTTCTTACATTGTTTTGCGCTGTGGTATTAGATAGTCCTGCCGCCGCTTGTTTAGCTTGCTCAGTTGCAATCTCCGCTTGTACCTTATTAGTTGCATTGGTGGTGCTTACTGTGACAGCTTGTTGACCAGCCGCTTGTTTAGCTTGTTCTTGAGCGATAGCCGCGTTAATAGCATTAGTCGCATTAGCGGTACTCGCTGTTAAGCCCATCTGACCTGCTTGTTGTTTAGCTTGCTCAGTTGCAATACCCGCTTGTAGTGTATTAGCCGCGTTAGCAGCACTTACGGTAACAGCTTGTTGACCAGCCGCTTGTTTAGCTTGTTCTTTAGCGATAGAAGCTTGTAGCGCGTTAGCTGCGTTAGCCGTAGCCGCTGAGATACCCATTTGACCTTCTTGTTGTTTCGCTTGCTCCATCGCGATAGCTGCTTGCAGAGCATTAGCCGCGTTAGCTTGACTTGCTGTTAAGTTTCCAGCCGCCGCCGCTTGTTTAGCCTGCTGAACAGCTTGATAAGCATTCAAGGTATTAGAAGCGTTGTTTTGCTCTGCGGTTAATTTAAGTTGAGCTGCTGTTTGCTGCGCTTGTTGGAGTGCTTTGAAGTTCTCCATAGAGTTATTTTCGTTGAACTGCTGTACTGCTACGTCCACCGCTCTATCTGCATTAAACTGCGTAACAGCCGCATTATAAGCTTCTTGTTGTCCTTTAGTGGTTATATCACTCAGAAGCTGGCTATAGTTTCTCTCTCCCTCTGCCTCAACAACCCCTTGACGATAACCGCCAAATGCACCTGACTGTGTAGCCGCTGTGTTTTCTCTTAACCTTTCTATACCTCGTTGCCGCTCCGCTTCGCGCAAAGCAATATCAACTACACCTTTAGTATATGGACTCATATACTGGTCCATTGCCGCTTGGTTCCACTTGTCAGCCTTTACATCTTTAATATCGTGAGTTCCAGCCGTGTATCCGCTAGTTTGCTCGTTTATTTTAGCTAGCTCACCAGGGGTGTAATTATAGGTAACTGTTCCAGGTGTTATAGTTCCTGCTGTATAGCCGCTTGTTACTTTATCTGGAGCGTTGATTTCTCCAGCAGAATAGCCACCTGATACTGTTCCAGGAGATATAGTTCCTGCTGTATAGCCCCCTGTTACTGTTCCAGGAGATATAGTTCCTGCTGTATAGCCCCCTGTTACTGTTCCAGGCGTAATCGTGCCAGCCGTATAGCTATTAGTTATTTGATTTGGTTGAACACCTGTTAACCCGAATAACCCACCAAGATTTGCATTAGTTACCATCTGAGCAAACAGATTAGGGTTACCCGCATTACCTGATGCAGGTTTAGCTGTGTAGTCACCACTATCAGCGACTGTGCTAGTGCCACCTGTATTAGTTACACTAGGTTGGGTTGGACCTAATGACATATTTATATTTGAAGTTTGTGTTGGTAAATTATATGGATTAGTTAACTCTTGTTGCGTAAAAACGCTAGCAGGTACCGCACCCATGTCAACAGCCTGTTGAGGTGATAAAAAGTTTTCCTGCCACCAAGGAGTAGCCGTAGGTGCTGGTTCGTTACTCATAGTTAAATTAACTTGATTTGGGTCTGCACCTGACACAGGCATACTTGTACTTCCCCCATCATCAAACCGCCGTACACTCGTTATCCCTCCCTCAGCAAACCTATTAGAGAGCTTATGTGCCATGTCCTGAGCTTTGTACCAATCTTGCGTTCTACCCGCAACGAGAGGACCTTGATATGTCGGTCCGTTATAGCTGTTTGCCCATTTGTCATAGTAACCCATCGACTTTTTTAGAGCCGCCTGACGGGTTGGGTCGAGCATTGATGTGGTGGTAGTGCTTGATGGTACTGATGAACCGCCCATAATTAAATCCTCTTTTCGTAAATGGTTTCGCCTTCTCTCCACCCAGGAATTTTATCTATGGCTCTATGCCAGCCTTTACGGGAGGAAGTAAATGTTATTTTGCTTGCACCAAACTCTCTGGCTATGGCGTCAACGTCTTGATGATACTTAACTAGCGCATCACCTTCTGTACTATAGGCAGCCCATACGAATAACGAAACCTCATGTGTCAACTCGTCTGTAAGCAGTTTGAATACGATAACCCCGTCTGGAGTCCTGTAGACTCTGGCTTGCCCTAACACAGCTGCCATAAAAATATCTTCAGGAATCCAGCCTTTGGTATTCGTTTTAATTATGAGACATTCTAAAGCATTACGAATAAAATCCCAAGAATCTCTAATGTTTTCGCAGTAGATAAGTTGCATATTACGCGGGTAGGACTTTGCTTGGGTCTACAGGGTTTGCCTGTTGTATATGTCCGTAAGCTTGCTGACGCACTCGATCAAGCATATCGTATAACGCTTGGGCACCCGCTTTGGTTGAACCAGACCCTAATGCGGATACCACATCAGCGGGGATTACAAACTCAGAATCAGCTAAACGTACAGGCTCTTGGCTCTGAGCACCTTCAATTAAACCAGCAATTCCATCACTCTGTCCTGTGCCTGGTCCATGCAACAGCCCTTCATCACCACCGCCAACATCACCACCTTCAGCGTAGCCATAACCAACTTGTCCACCGTCAGCATACCCAATAACTTCATGACGAATAGGTTGCGTTGATTGCAGGGGTTGAGCTTGTGGAATCATGCTCTGTGGGTAAAAGTTCTGCATAGGCTGCTGGTTAATATAGCCAGTTGGAATAGCACCTAAACCCTGAACGTCACGAATGGTACCGCCAGCAGCAAAGCTTTTTCTTCTATTAGCAATATCAGTTAGCCCTTTAGGGAGTTCACTGGGCATAATCCCCGCTTTTCTATACTGCCCAACAATATCCGCTGCTTGTTTTGCACCAGCTTGTTCAGTTAAACCTTGTTGTTTATAGCTGTCTTCAAGCCCCGCCATACCTAACTGTGCTGTGAGTAGACCCTGATGTTGCATAGGGTTCGTAATAGTGTCTTTTAATCCAGCAAAGCTTTGGCTCATAGCATCACCAAAAGATGGGTTTGGGTTAGCTAAGTTTGGATTAGTGTATGGGAGACCTGTATGGTTTGTGTCTAGGGTGTTATAAGACACTAACTTGTCCAATTCGCCAGGCTTTTGGTCTGGGTTATAGACTTTTTCTACTGTTGGTATTTCACTTGCTTTAGCTAAATCTGTAGGAGCGTTTGTGAAATTAACAGGAGCAGCGCCAGTAAGCTTACCTGCATTAGCCAATATTTGATCTGATTTAGCTAAATCTGCTGGAAGCCCTGCAAAGCCTGCATCATTAACTGGAGGTACGGTTGAGGTAGCGAAGTCAGGTGTTATAAATTTAGATGCGTCACCTAGTAGGTTAGTTTGCGTTGCTGTTGGTGATAAGCTTCCTAAGCCCTGAGTAGCACTGTCAGTTAACCCTGGGGTAATAGCATCTTTGGCTACGTTACTTATATTCTGTGCCGCTACATTACTTGTACCTTCTGCCACTGCCGCATTACCTGCACCAGCAGCTCCACCTAGACCACCAAGCGCACCAGACCCCGCACCAAATGCTGCTGCCATGCCAATATCTTGATCGCCTTTAATAGCGGCTTTACCTGCATTAAGCCCAGCGCCAGTAGCCGCGCCAGCAAGAGCGCCAAGACCTAAAGCACCCGCACCACCAGCCGCACCCGCTGTAGCACCCAAAAGCATAGGAGCAGCGGCGGCAGCCGCGCCACCAGTAAGTGCAGCAGCCACACCAATACCAAGCCCTGCGAGGATGTCAGTTAAGTCCATCGCTTCAGTCATACCTGTTACTGGGTTTTTTGAGAGAGGGCGATTGTTTACTGCATGGTTAAGCGCGTTAAGCCCAGCCACTTCTGCCTTATTCATGTGGACTAGTGTGTCATCACCTCCACGACCATATTGTGCTAATTTATTGGCAACGCTGTGCATGACTGCTCCTATACTATTTTTACGGTACCACTGTCATTCCACAAAGACCCTGTTTCAAGTCCTGCGCTGCTAGTGGGTAAATCGGTTAATGTGATGGTTGTGCCCCGCATAGGACCTGGGTTCTGTAATGCCGTAAAATAAGCGTTAAGCCCACGTAGTAATTGGTTCGCCCAGTTTTGGTCATATTGTACAGGAGGTACAGGTAGAACGGGTGTTTGTATATTAGTTGAGGCCATAAATTATTTTCTCCCATCAGGAATCATCTCAAGACGCGGGATACCCAGCGACCACTGCGTACCTGTAGATTCGCTTTCAATTCTAAACGCTATTTGGCGCCCACGTAGTCGTAACCATTTTTGATCTGTATACTGTTCTACAGGGATTGTTGTGGTTCTTGCAATGGGTTCATCCGTTTCTTGGTTATATGGACCGCCTGGAAAGTCTCTAGCGTAGAGCGTCATAACAACCGCAGGTGTTTCATCTGTAGACCCAGAGAACGTAATGTCAGGTATAAGGCGACGAATAAACATAAACTGATATCCATCATCAAGGTCAAAATCCGCTGACTGAATATAGGCAGCTATAGGTAGTGGAGTGCCTGTTGCGTTGTCTTCTAAACCATTTTCTTGGTAGATTAAGTTTCCATCAATAGTTGCGATAGGGTAGGTTCTATCAGGGCAGTTAATCCAAGCAGTTCTATCCATATTGCCATAATACCAAATGCGTTCTTGATAGTTGTAGACAGCGTAGCGGTCAGGGGATTCTGCTTCACTAGAGCAATAGAACCACCAAATTTCATTAAACTCACCCACTGACCCCGCAAAGGTTTGCGCCTGTTGCGCATAATTAAAGTCGTTAAAAATATACTGACGTAGTGAGCAAGGGAGCGTTTCTACTGTACCACCGTAGGTAAAGAACTTTTTATGCCCCATCCAATAAGTGATGTTGTTAATCGAAATAGCCGCAAAGGGTGAAGCAATGGTGATATTAGTTGAGCGTGGTTGAAAGTTGAAAGTAAAAGGTGTGCCTACATACTGCGCCCCATATAATGCGCTGTTCGTAAAGATAAGTGTTTCTTGGCGTGTTTTAATAGCTGTGACAATAGCATCACCATAAGTAAGTCTATACCCGCCTGCTGAAGTAGCTATGCTTGGTGTCCAAAGTGCGGGGTTGTTTTGATCTGCCCAACGCACAAGCATAGGAGTTTTTGTGCTTTCCCCTATTGCATTACATCCAAGTGCCATAACGTGATTTTCGTCTGTGGTGATAATACCTGTAACGACTGTAGGGCAATCCGCAGCGCCACTTAAAGAGCTAAGCTTAACGGCATTAGCCGCAGGGATACCTGAACCCGCAACGCTCGTGCTTATTTTCCAATAATATATCTCACCGTTAGTGGGGGCAATAACTAAATCTTGACCATAATTGTCCTGCGCCCAGTACCCTAAAGGTTGAACCACACCGCCTGAAGTAGCACTGCTACCCCAAGTACCTCGACTCCAAGTACCCGCGCCCCAACCAAGCCCTGTTACGTTAATAGGCAGACCAGCAGAGGCTTCAAAACTTAGCACGATTACTGCCCCGCCATCTGTGGTAGTTGATGTAGCAGAGGTGGTTACTTGAAACGTGAACGTGCTTGTATCTAATACAGTTATTTGGTGGGTAGTATTAATTTCAGCCGCAGGTACTCCGCTAGTTGCTATCACCGCACCAGAGATTGAAATATAATCATTGGTAGACGCACCATGTCCCGCGTAAGTTATCGTTACCGTCTTCTGCCCTGATACAAAGTTAAGCGGGTTAGCTGGTGTAAGGGGTGAAACTACAAGGCGGTAGGGTGTGATGTTGTATAGGGTTCCGCTAAATTCTATAAAGAAACGGATGTTTGTGCCTACGCCTGTGTAGTTATTACCTGCAATAGAAGACCAATTTCTTAGTGTTCTGCATACATCTGTATAACTATTAAGGCTAAACTTTTGCCACCCACCAATGTTTTCAGGAAACCCAGAGCGAAATCTAACTTTATCACAGGCGTACCATCCACCTTCGTTAGCATAGTTAGTCCCTTCACGGGATACCCCAGGGCGAAAGGTTATTGATTTAAGTGGCATAGCTTAGTCCTGTTTATTATCCGTTCCAGCGTGCGATTTTACCATCACGAACATCAATATGGGTAAAAGATTTGTAGCGTCCAAGACCTTTGCAATCGTCATCAAAATGCTTCATGAGATATTCTTGCACTTCTTTGGGCGGTACGTCTTTTACTTTGATGTCGGCTGCGTTACCTAAAACGTGCTGGCTATGCTTTGCACCCCCCACTTTCGTGTTGTGCGCTTCACATCTTCTACCGCTCATAATAGTAATAGGTTTGCCAAACGACTCACGGATGCGGTTAAGTAGCTCTACGAGCTTAGGATTAACGTCTTTTTCACCACACCCGCAGTGACACTCAAATTCTTCTGGCTTAAAATAGGTGCTCATATTATTTACTTTCTGATGCAAACAGTCCAATCATACCAAAAACAACACCTGCCGCAGTTAACCCGTCATGGATAGGACCTGCATCAATATTCATACCCGCCATCGTAGCCAATGCTGCTACACTCGCGTGCGTAGAAGGCTCTTTTAATCGAGCCATTAAGTAGTTCCATGCTTTAAGTAATTTGTTCATGTCTATAACTCCGCTAGTTGCTGTCTGAGTTGACCAATCTGAAGCTCAACGTCTGCAAGCCATGTTGTATCAATACTGAGGATGGCTTCGCGTTGTCTGCGTGGTGTGACTGAATCTTCTAGTTTTGCAATCTCTGCTTTGATTTTCGCTTTCTCATCTTCAATCTTTTGCGCTTGTGCTAACACTAACTGCTCGTCATTGAGGTCTAAGACTATCCATGTTTGCTCCCAGTGACCTTTTATTGTTTCAACTGGAACACTTTGAGCTACAGTCTGTGTGTACTTATCGTAAGTAGGTTGAGGTGCATCAAATACTACTGCATAGCCTTCTACTGTAAAAGGTGTTGGGAAAGAAGTATTAGGGTGTGCTGCACGGATTTCATGTTCCGTGCTAACTTGTTTTGTTTCTAAATTGATGTAATTAGCCATTGTTGTTCTCAAGAAATTGCAAGATAAATATAAGATACGCCAGATGCGTTAATTGAACAAGTTGCTTCTTGGTTTACTGTAATCCCCGCAGCGTAAGGGTCAACAGCATCAGCTGTGGTTATTTCAGCAGCAGCTGAGTTTAATTGCAAAGCAGGGTCATTTCCAGCCGTAATACCTCTAGCACTATCCCAAACCCACCATGAACCTGTTGTGCTTGTCGCTTTTACTAAGAAAAATCTTGCCCCAGCCGCAAATCCACATTCGATGTTCTGACTAGAACCATTACCTGTGTAAGAACCAACTTTGCTGATTCCAGCAAGTGTGGCGAATAGGTAAATAACAAACGCATTTTGGTTTGGTGTATTTGGGATTGTTACAGTAGATGCGGTTGCGCTGTATTGAATTGCTCCACTTAAAGTTGCGGCAGCACTATCGTTTAATAGTGCATAATAGTATGCTGAAGGAAAAACAGAGCCTTGTACATACCATGCAGCAGCATTTGTTCTGCTTTTATAGATAATTAATTCAGGTACAACGGTCAAGTTATGCGCTTGCGCTGTTATTGCAAATCCCGGAGCTGAACAACAAACCTCATCAAAGAATCCGGGGGCGCGTTTGAAGAACCAATCTACAGAAGTGTAGCCTGTCCCTATTCCCGCTTCTGTAATAGTAGTTTGACCATTACTAGCGTATAAAGACCCAGATACCGTCTCAACAGCGGTATCACTAGGCCGTAAAATTCTAGAGATTGCCGATCCTATACCCCGTAATTTATCTGCCCACATTGCGCCATTTACCATATTTCTATAATCTTGAATAACTACATCAAACGGAAAAGTTGCATCTACGTTTTGAGCAGAAGCACTTGAATTAACTAAAACAGGGTTATAAACCTGCGTCCCACTCGTTGGTGGCTTGTTTGGCATACGGATTGCCATGTAGATGTAGGTTTTACTTGGGTTGTAAGTTGTGTTATCTGTAGTAAACCCAGTAGAATTCAATTGTAATGTATTAGCACCAATAGTGTTTTCAGCAGATGCTTCATTAGCTTTTAAAATAGGGTTAGCAGTATAAACGGTAGGGCTTGATGTAAATCCTCGCATACTATCTTGAATGTCCCAACTACCTCCCGGACTGCTTGTGATTTTAACCATCACATACTGAGGCTCCCAACCTAAATTAACAGTCGCGTTACCACTGCCATCCGTTGCAAACGACCCACACTGAATAATTCCAGTGGATGACGTGTCGTGAGCGTATAGGTAGGCAACGTAAGTGCCACCAGAAGCATTAACCGTTGCATCTGTACCCACAGAAAACACTGAGCTTGTCGGTGCTGTTGAGTTCCATACCGTAGGTGCTGAGGCTTGCACGGCAGTTAAATTGAGTTGAATAGAGTATTCTGCTGACGTTAAATTTTTGTGGTAAACCTGCCAATTACTTGACGTATCAGTACGCTTAACAATCACCATTCCCGGAGCAATACCTAGGTTATGTGCAATCGTTCTTGCACTGCCTGTCCCCGTATAAGTCACTATATCAAAAAACTTCGGTGCTTCGCGGAATGTCCATGAGGCGTAGTTGTTTGGAGGTGTGCCGTCTGACGTAGTAGAATTTAGCTCTGTTCCAATTACAGTAAAGCCAGAAGACAATCTGGTTATATTTTGCCCTGCAAGTAAAGCTCCCGTTGTGTTTGACCTCAGTCTCCCGTTGGTAACGCTATCCATAAGCACATGGTTTGTAACATTACCGCTCGTATCAAAAGGCATGCGGGATTTACACCACACCAACCCACCTTCCCCATCCAAGTCAATGCCGTTGGTGATGGTCTGCGTTGAGCCGTTACCGGTGTAGAGCCAAGTGGAAAATACATCATTTACATAAAGCGTTGCGTCTGCGCTGTTACCTGCGGCTTCTTTTAATTTGGCTGATAACATTATGCTGACTTCCCAACCAGCGCACCGTAAAGTGTTGAGCTGATTTTCCAAAAGACGAGCGTATTATTTGCACTGAGTGTAGGCGCAGTATTTCCAGCCGCTGTTACCCATGTGATATTTGGCCAGTTAATTGTGTATGAACTACCGTTAGTA